CCTCGGTTGTCTCTGGGGCTGCTGCCTCCGCTCCGGTCGCCGCGCTGCCTTCTCCGCCGCCTTCTCCGTCAAACATTCTCAGGTTCAATCTTCTCATTTTCCCATTTCCTTTCTACCGTCTTTCCGGCGTGTCTATCTACCGTCTTCCCGGCGTGCCAGTTGTCTCTCCAACGTCTCCTACCGTCTTTCCGGCGTGCCATCCGTCTCTCCGGTGTCTCCTGCCGTCTCTCCGGCGTGCCTATGCTTATATTTTTACATAATCAAAACTCAAAATCTCCCACTAGGTCAAACTGCTCCGGATACCTTGATTTTAAAAGGCAAAAGCCGGTTTTTGTGAATTTCAAAAGATTCTCAATTTCTTCCGAATTTTCATCATCTGGATAAAACCTGACTGCTATATGTCCGTCCCGGCTTTCCGTCCGCACATTGGCATCCATCCGCCACAAACACTCGAGCAAGGTCTGTCCCAGCATCGACACCGCTGCACAAATGATATTCCCCTCATCCTGGTTCACTTTCTCCGCGTGCCCGTCGATAATGAAATCAATCACTTCATTTTCCCGTCGTTCAATTACTTTCGTCATTATTCTGCTCCCTTCGGCGTCGCCGCCTTCGCTGCGCGTTCCCGTGCTTTCCCGGCGGTCGAACTGACTGCTTCCCTGGTTGCATTCCCCATCGCATCAAGCTGGGCGGATTTGCTACTGCCACCGGACACAATCGGCTGCTCCCCCGGTCCCATTGATCCCACTGCATCTAACAGGCGCGTATCGCCGGTACTCTGGGCGATCACTGCTGCCATCTGGCTCATAGTCTGCTGCATCTGCTGCATCTGCTGATACATGATTCCATTCTGTGCAATCTTCCGCATAACTTCCTCTTTGCCGTCAAACATCATCATTTCGAGGCAAGCCAGTGCCTGATCAGCTAACTGCGGATTAAAGAAGCCTAGATCGTACATTTCTTTAGCCAGTTCGTTCTGGGAAATCTTTGTAAACGGGCTTGCTTTCTGTGCCTGTACTTTGATGTCATATACAGGTTTACGCTCCGCAATCATGCCTGTAAATCCCACTTCCATCTCCTGGGCTTGCATACCGGAGTTATCGAATGATACGAAATTCTCCCCCGTGTCATTCGTGATACGGAAGACACGAGGCGCGGTGTAAAACTGCCTGATGAGTTCCAGAACAATATTTACAACACTCTGAAAAGCCTGATAAGAGCCGTTTATCATATCCCTTGACAGCTTACTGCCTGCCTCCTGCAGTGCCGCAATCGCGGAAGCTGCCGTTACTCCGGAAGCTGTCGCGCCCTGTGAAAAGTCACGGTTTCCGGAAGTCTCTTTTAATTCCTCGATTTTTCCCTGGTAAACCTGATAATAGATGCCTGGAAGAGGTGCCACTTTAAGAGGCAACATGTCATCTTTGGATCCGTTGTAATGCACAATATCCCTCGACAGGTCCGAAAACTCTTCCTCATTGAATCCGGAGCTGTCTTTGCACGCATACCGCGGCCTGGAACCTGCGATCGAATTCTGTAAAATTGACTGGCTCAATTTGTCAATATACTCCTGGCAGTCTTTCATTATATCCAGATATCCAAAGCCGAAAGGACTGTGCTCAATCGGGAACATGAGATCGAACACAAACGGATACTGTCCATGTTTATACCAACCGTCAGCCATTTTTGGATCGTTCTCCGATGCATAGAGTACGGTTCCGTTACAGATTTTACAATAATGCAGCACTGTTTTCATAACCGGCACATCTCCGGACATACCGGAAACTGTTTTCTTGTAATACCAATCAATGATTAATGATTTCCCGGTTGTATCGACATAATCATCATTCAGGTACTCCTGGACACTAATCAAAGTATCATTCAGTTTTCCCTGCATCTGTGGATATTCCTGTTCAATCAGGTCGTTATCCATAACATTCAGATAAAACAGGTTCCTGGATTCCTGGATTTTATCAATTCCCGGCTCCCAATACATTTTGAGCGGGTCACATTTTTTAATTGAGATATCGCCCAGACCGTTCTCCTTGTGAGCATCCCAGAACACTCCATAAATGCTCGTTCCCATTTTGATTTT